ATAAATTTTCCAATTGTTATAAATGGAGATAAGTATCCTGTGTTAGAAACAACTTTAAAAAAGGGAATTCCGTATGTTCAAATAATACCTTTTAAAAGAGATTCATGGAAAATGATACTAAAACCTAGAAAACAAAAAGAAATACAAAACTCTAGAATTTTTTATGGATTAAAGTTATTAAATATTTATAAAGATAAATACTGGAATAAAAAATCATGGAAATAAAAAACTTTATAAAAATTTATGACGAAGTATTGCCTTGGAATGTGTTATCTAATTTGATTCGTTTTTCTAATGTTTCAGATTTTACAGAAGCAAAAATTGGCGGAGGGGACGAAAATAAAACAAATTTTAACATAAGAAGAACATACGCATTAGCTTTGTCTAATTTGCATAATTCTATTTCTAACGTACATTGGTTTAATTTACTTCATTTTTATTTTAATAAAAATTTAAAACAATATAAATTTGATGCAAATATTTTAGATTATGATTACAGAAATATTTTTGATATAGAAATTTTAAAATATCAAAATACTGGTTTTTATACTTGGCATGTGGATCATTTTGCAACTATTCCAAGAACAATGAGTTGTATATTATTATTAAACAATGATTATGAAGGAGGAAATCTTTGTTTTAGAGATCCAGATGGAAGTGGAGAATGGGAAGTAGAAGTTAAACCAAATAGAATGATTATTTGGCCAAGTAATTTTTTATATCCTCATACAGTTAAACCAGTAACGAAAGGAACAAGGTATTCAGTAGTAGCATGGGCACTTTAGAATATAAAACAATAGATAATTTTCTAGATAAAGAAGTTTTTAATAATTTTAAAAATATTTTATTTTCAAATAATATTAATTGGTTTTTTTTACCACATATGACAAAAGAAGATAATTATTTTTTTAACCATTGTTTCTATAACCATTTTGTTCCTCAATCTCCTTACTATCCAGAATACATTGAACCAATATTAAAAAAACTAAAAGTAAATGCCGTTTGTGAAATTAGGGCCAATTTATCATTAAAAGGAACAAATCAATATCAATCAAATTTCCATGTGGATAGATCTTTTGAATGTAAAACAGCGATATTATACATGAATACGTGTAATGGATATACTGTATTAGATGAAAGTAAAAAAATTAAAATAAATAGTGAAGAAAATAAATTATTGATATTTAATTCTCAAATTAAACATGCGGCATTTAGTCAAACTGATGTAGATAGAAGAATAGTAATTAATTTTAATTATTTTTAATATGAATACTATAAAAAATTTTAAATATAAAATAATTAAAAATTTCTTAACTACTGAAGAAATTAAATTATTAACTGATTATTGTAGAATTAAGCATAGAATTAATTTTGATTCATTTGATTTTCAACAAAATAATAATGGAGATACTTTTTTTTATGGAGATCCATTAATGGAATCTTTAATGGTTAATAAATTAGAGTTAATGCAAAAAGAAACTGGTTTAGAATTATTACCAACATATGCTTTTTGGAGAATGTATACAATAAATGCTGATCTTAAAAAACATAAAGATAGACCAGCTTGTGAAATAAGTGTTACTGTAATGATAGGATCAGATGGAACCAAATGGCCAATATTTATGGATGGCACTGAAATAAATATGGAACCGGGAGATGCCGCAGTATATCTAGGTTGTGAAATAGAGCATTGGAGAGAAGAATTTAAAGGAGATTGGCATGCACAAACATTTTTGCATTATGTGGATAAAAATGGTAAAAATGTAGAATGGTTTAAAGACAAAAGACTTTTATATGGTATGCAAAAATGAAATTTAAACAATACGAAAATGGTTCTTGTGACATAGAATTTTCTTGGAAAGAAAGAATAACTCTTTTTAGAAAAGGAAAACTTCATTTATCAGATGAAAATTTAAGACATTTTGGAAATAACCTTATTAAAATGGTTATAGACTGGCAAATAAAATTTAAAGAAGATGTTGCTAATAAAACAACATTTACGGATACTAAAATAGAAGGCGAATAACTCTTTATTGTTAAATATATAGATATGAGGTATAAGAACGCCTATGCCTTTAAAAAAGATACCTATAAAAGCTGGATTTAACAAACAAGATACCGCAACTGCCGCAGAAGGTCAGTGGATTGACGGTGATTTTATTCGTTTTCGTTATGGATACCCTGAGAAAATAGGTGGTTGGCAGCAATTACTACCTCAAACATTAGCGGGTGTTGCAAGGTCTCAGCACACATGGACAGATTTAAATGGTAATAAATATGCAGCAATTGGTACTAATAAAATATTAGCTATTTATTTTGAAGGTGCATTTTATGATATTACTCCACTTGGTACAGCTATAACTGGATGTACTTATACATCAACAACTGCATCAACTACAGTTACAATTAATAAAGCAGGTCATGGACTTTCAGTTGGTGATTATATTATATTTACAAGCGTTACAACACCGGGACCAACAACTACTGGATACACATCAGCAAGTTTTACGACAAATACTTTTGAAGTAATATCTGTTCCAACTTCATCTACATTTAGAATTACAATGGCTACAGCTGAAACAGGAACAGGTGTTACAGGTGGTGGATCTTTAATTACAACTCCTTATGTATTCGTGGGCCCTGTTAATCAAACCTATGGTTATGGATGGGGAACATCTACTTATGGTACTGTTGCCTGGGGTGAAGCATCAACATCGCCTACAGTTGTCTTATCACCAGCTAATTGGTCATTTGATAACTTTGGACAAATATTAATTGCAACTATTAAAGATGGTAAAACATATTCATGGAATCCTTCAACAGGAGGAGCCTTAACTAATAGAGCAACTGTAATAGCAGGAGCTCCAACTAAATCTGTTTGTTCAATTGTATCTGATAGAGATAGACATTTAATATTACTTGGAACTGAAACTACGATTGGAACACCATCAACACAAGACCCAATGTTTATAAGATTTTCAAACCAAGAAGATTATAATACTTGGTTACCTACTGCAACAAATACAGCAGGTACATTTAGATTAGATACAGGAAACTATATTGTCGGAGCTGTACAAGGTAAGGATTATATATTTATTTTAACGGATCAAGCAGCTTACGTTATGCAATTTGTTGGACCTCCTTTTGTATTTTCAATTAGACAGGTTGGTACAAACTGCGGATGTATTGGTCAGCATTCAATAGTCTTTGCACAAGGTGCAATATTTTGGATGGGGTTTGGTGGAGGATTCTTTGTTTATGATGGTACTGTTAAACAATTACCATCACTTGTTGAAGATTATGTATTTACAACAGGTGGAGATAATTTAGGTATAAATTACAACGCAGCAGACATTGTCTACGGTTCTCATAATAGTTTATTTAATGAAGTAGTTTGGTTTTATCCAACTGCAAATTCATCAGCAGTCAATGCATCGGTAGTTTATAACTTCGTTGAAAACACTTGGACTACAATGTCTTTAGCTAGAACAACTTATTCAGATGCTCAAACATATGATAAACCCTATGCTACTAAATGGTTATCAACAGGTGTACCCACATTTCCAACTATTAATGGTGTAACTAATACTTATGGTGCAACTACTTATTATGAACATGAAGTTGGTGTTAATGAAGTAAGTTACACTGGAGTTAAAACAGCCATTCCTGCTTACATTGAATCTGGAGACTTTGATTTAGATATAGAGGGAGATGGTCAGTTTTTAATGAAGATAAATAGATTTATACCTGACTTTAAAATACTTACAGGAAATGCTAAAGTAACATTATTATTAAGAAATTATCCATCTCAAACACAAGATAGTCAGATGCTTGGACCTTACACTGTAACTTCATCTACAACTAAGATAGATACTAGAGCAAGAAATAGATTAATGAGTATTAAAGTTGAAAATGAATCTACAGATGAAAACTGGAGATATGGATTATTTAGAGTAGACATTCAACCTGATGGAAGAAGATAATGGCAAAAATTACAACATACATACCTGAACCAGCACAAGAGTATTCACCGGATAATCAAAGACAAGTTCTACAAGCACTAGAGACTTTAAAAGATCAATTAAACTTTTCTTTCCAAGAAGACTTAAAACAAGATCTACAAAGATTTACATGGTTTAACATGAGGTTTGGCTGCTAATGAGCTGTGAAAATATAAATGTTGGTAATGGTCAGTTAATTACAATCGGTGGTAATAACGTTGATGCATTCGGAAGATTAAGGGTTTCTGAACCTTTGACTATCTTTGACAGTAAAAGTATTATGTCAAAGAATAATTTATTTGATGAGTCTACTGCAAATGGTGGAAGTGTTACTTATACAACTAATAAATCTACAGTTAATTTAAATGTAACAGAAGCAGCTGGATCTAAGACAATAAGACAAACTAAAAGAGTTATGTCTTATCAACCTGGTAAGTCATTGCTTATTTTTAACACATTTGTAATGAATACTTTAACTGCAAACTTAAAACAAAAGGTTGGATTATTTGATGCTAACAATGGAATATTTTTTACAGCAGATGGAACAACACTTAAAATAGTAAGACGAACTTATACATCCGGTGCAGCAGTTGATACTGAAATATCACAATCATCTTGGAATGGAGATACTTTAAATGGAACTGGAGCAAGTGGATTCACATTAAATGCAGCAACTTCAAATATATTATTTATAGATATTGAGTGGTTAGGTGTTGGATCGGTTAGAGTTGGATTTGTTATTAATGGTCAATTAATTACAGCACATACTTTTTATAATGCTAATAGTTTAACAACTGTTTATATGCAAACAGCTAATCTTCCAATTCGTTATGAAATTGAAAGAGCTGGAACAATAGCATCTGGAACTTATACATTACAGCAAATATGTTCTTCATGTATTTCTGAAGGTGGTTATCAACCGGAAGGTGTACAACAAATGATTGGTACAGCTTCTTTAAATGGAGTTAATTTAAGTTCATCTAATACTTTATATAATTTAGCAACAATAAGAATTAGATCATCAAGACCCTATGCTGTGATAATTCCAGCAGGATATGAAACATCCGCTATATCTAATTCTGATTTTGAAGTTGGGTTATATTTAAATGCGACTCCATCTAGTGCTTTTTCATATACAAATTATTCAGATAATGTTGAATATGATATAACAGGAACATTAACAATAACGGGAGGTACAAGAATAGCTGGTTCTTTTTTATCAGGCAAAGGTACTTCTCTTGTAACAGCTTCTGAATCTGGTAATTTTAATTTTTCTTATCAACTAGGGCAAACCATTTCTGGAACTTCTGATACATTAACTTTAGCAGGAAAAGGTGCTGCTAATAATGATGATATAGTTGGTTTATTAAAATGGTTTGATTTAACATAATGGCAAATTTTTATAAAAACGCATTTTATGATCCAAGCACAACAGCTGCTGTAACGGTATATACATGCCCATCAAATGCTAATGCGATTATTCAGAACATTCAAGTAACTAATGAATCAGGAAGTAAGATATTAAAAGTGTCTATTAATGATGATTCAGTATCTACAGTTTATCAAATAGCATATGCTTCTATAACTGGTCCAACTGTTTGTAATCTAGCAAAAGGACCAATTGTATTAGAAGAAACCGATACCATAAGACTTGAAAGTTCTTATGTATCTGGTATAAGTGCAACATTAGCAATATTAGAAATAAATAGAGACGATCAAAACGGACAAAATTAATATGTTTTATTTTTGGCATACAGCAATAGTAATATTATTCTTAGTATTCTCATTTTTCATGGGCTACAGACTAGGAAAGAAAAATGTTAATAAGCCAGAAGAAATTAAAAGAAAATGTCCAATGGGATTTAATTAAAATATGGATAAGAAAGAATATCATATAGAGACAGAAACTGTTACAGTAATAAAGAATAAAAAAACAGGATACATCTATAAAGACGAAGAAGAACTTAAAGCTGCAAACGTTGATAATAATGATATTAGTAGAGACGTTGTAGTTAAAGTTACTAATAAAGGATTAGAAGTATTTAAGAAATTTATGAGTGAAAAATGAAACCTAGAGGTGGTACAGAATTACAGTTTGAGTTTTTAGAAAAACATGTAAGTAAAGATTTACT